ATCCGGGAAGAAGAGAGAATTCGCAACGAAGCTAAACAGGAGGTTGTTTCCGAAATTGCAAAGGTTGATGAAGTCGAAGCGGCTCCTTTGTCCTCTGCGGAATCCTTAAAGGTTATTTATACAGTTGTTGCAACGCCGGATGAAATCAAAGAAATAGAAATGGCTTTTAACAGCCTTGGTGTTTATTTTGAGAGGAAAGATGTGTAATGAATATCCATGAAAAATTATTATCTGTGCAAGTAAGTTTAAAGGCACCGAAGTCACAATTTAATAATTTTGGCAATTATTTTTACCGCTCCTGTGATGATATTTTATCTGCTGTGAAGCCGCTGCTTGAAGACGTTAAGTGCACAATATTATTAGATGATGAAATTGTACTGGTGGGAGACAGATTTTATGTTAAGGCTACGGCTATATTTACGGACTGTGAAAGTGAGGGCCAGATAATCTGTAAAGCTTTTGCGCAAGAAGCGGGTTCAAAAAAAGGTATGGATGTCGCACAGGTTACCGGAAGTACTAGTACATATGCCCGCAAATATGCGCTTAACGGCTTGTTGTGCATTGATGATTCAAAGGATGCCGATACAGGAGTGTCGGAGGAAGTTGAAAAGACGGAGCTTGTAGAAAGATTTAAGTCAGAAATAAAGAGAACCGGGAAGTCCCTTAATTTCTTCCTGAAAGAAGCTGCTGCAAAAGATATTAGCGAGCTGGCTCCTGATTTTCTCCAAAATGCATTAACCATGTTGAGTAGAGTTCCTGATAGGGCAAAAAAATGAAGTACACAGGGAGATTGAAAGAACCCCTTATAGATTACTTAACAGGACGTCTGACCATCCTATTTGAGCCGTACGAGGACTTTCGGGATGCCTATGAGGGATTGAAAGGCTATGAGAAGTTAAGCCTTGAAATCAAGCCGTACAGAAAGCACAGGTCTCTAAACGCAAACAGCTATTTTCATCTTCTTGTCGGAAAATTAGCCGATAAGCAGAAAACCAGTAAGCCGTACATGAAAAATCTTATGCTACAGAGGTACGGGCAGTTGGAAGTCGAGAATGAAGGTGTTGTATCTCTGATTATCCGGGATGATATAGACATAATGGAGCGTGAGGAACTGCACGTGCGCCCCACCAGCAAGACCCGAACAATGGACGATGGGAAACTGTACAGAATATATCTCCTGCTCCGTGGCAGCCACACTTACGATACTGCCGAGATGTCAACCCTGATTGACGGGGTAGTGCAAGAGTGCAGGGAGTGCGGTATACAGACAGCTACACCAGATGAAATTGCGGAGATGAAACAGAAATGGGGTGTTGTTATTGGCTAAAAAGTTGCGGAGCGTCTTCACGGAAGATATGGAACACTGCTATTTTACAGGCTCCCCAAACTGCCACAGACACCATATCTTCCCAGGCACCCGAAGAAAAGCGTCTGAAAAGTACGGATTCGTTATCCCAGTGGCTGCACAGCTACATGAGTTTGGCCCGGGCAGTATCCACGAAAACCCCAACAGGGGATTAGATTTGAAATTAAAACAGATGGCACAGACTTACTATGAAGAACACAATGGAACCCGAGAGGAGTTCCGGGACATCTTCGGCAAGTCTTGGCTATAGTAACCCATTAACTGTACATTGTGCATACGGGTACGTCACGGTAACACGTAAGCCATTCCTCCCGGTATGGTCTCCGGGAGGGGAAAGGAGGGCAGTTTGGACGGGCAAATTGAATTACTAGACTATCTGGAATCCCTGGAGGAAACTGGATTTGACATATTAGATTATATCCCTACGGGACGTGAGAACGCAGTCAGGAGAGATGAATTGTGCAGGAGAACCGGACTGTCAGACAGAGCGGTAAGAATCCTTATACACAAAGCAAGAAGAGATATGCCAATACTCAACATGCAAGACTCCCACGGGTACTTTATCCCGAACATGAACAGGGTTGACGAGAAGTTAATGTTAAAGCGGTATGTCCAGCAGGAGACAAACCGCCTAAAAAGTATCGGCTGGGGGCTTAAGGCTGCCAGACGCACGCTTAAAAACTGCGGGGTAGATTGGAGGAACTAATGGGAAAAATGAGCAGAGAAAAAGGCAAGGTAGGCGAACGGGAAGTAGCTGGAATCCTCCGAGATTACGGATATGACTGCCGCCGGGGACAACAGTTCTGTGGAGCTAACGGGGATGCGGATGTAGTGGGACTTCCCGGGATACATATAGAGGTCAAGCGGGTTGAAAAATTAAACCTTTATGATGCAGTAGACCAGGCAAAACGGGATGCAAAAGAGGAAGAACTCCCGGCCGTGTTCCACAGGAAAAACCGCTGTGATTGGCTTGTGACAATGCCTTTAGAAAACTTTATGGAGATATACCGAGAATATGAGGCAGGGAGGTGCTTAAATGGCAGAACGGAGAATGTTCGCCAAAACGATAATTGATAGTGATGCTTTTCTAGATATGCCGCAATCTACACAGTTATTATACTTTCACTTGTCAATGAGGGCAGATGATGACGGATTTATCAACAATCCAAAATCTATCATGCGAAATTGCAAGTGTAGTGAAGACGATTTGAAGATGCTGGCAGTAAAAAGATTTATTATCCCTTTTGAGAGTGGAGTTGTTGTGATTAAGCATTGGAAAATACATAACTATATCGCAAAAGACCGATACAAAGAGACGAAATACAAGGAAGAAAAGTCCTCTCTGGCACTTGATGATAACAATGCGTATACAGAGTGTATACAGGATGTACACGGATTGGAGACACAGGTTAGGTTAGGTAAGGATAGGTTAGGTAAGGTTAGGTTAGATAAGAGTAAGGAAACCGCATCCGCTCCTGACGAGTCAAAACCGCAGAAAGACAAGATTGAGATAAACACAGGAAACGAACAACTTGATTATGCATTGTCCGAATACGAGAAGATGCGTAAAAAAATACGAAAACCCATGACTAAAAGGGCTATGGAGTTGGCTATCGGAAAGCTGCAGAAAATGACAACGGATGTTGACGAACAAATAGCTATTGTTAATCAATCGGTGATGAACAGCTGGCAAGGACTGTTTCCCTTGAAGGAGGAGAAAAAGAAGGAAACCAACGTTTTTGACGAATGGAGGAACGCATGACACGGGAAGAGACAAAACAAGTCCTGATGATAATACAGGCCACTTACCCGAACTACAAACCGCCAGACAGGACGGTCGCAATTAATGCATGGACAATGGCACTGGAAGAATACCCCTACAAGGCTGTGGAGATTGCGCTTAAGGCTTACATCAAAACCGACACAAGCGGGTTTGCTCCCTCACCTGGGCAGGTAATCCAAAAGATACACATAGCCGAGGAGTACACGGAGTTAAGTGAAATGGAAGCTTGGACACTGGTTGCAAGAGCCTTGCGAAACGGGATATACGGAGCAGACACGGAATTTGAAAAACTCCCCCGGACAGTACAGAGAGCAGTTGTAAGCCCGGATAACTTGAGGAGTTGGGCGCAGGCAGAGATAGAATCCGTAGAAACAGTAATCCAGTCCAACTTTTTGCGGAACTACAGGACAGAGAGAAAACGGACATCCGAACTCAATCGGCTGCCGGGAGAGGTGAAACAATTGATATCCGAGACAATCGGGAACATGGAGGGAAACAGGAGGACAGGAATTGAACATAAAAATTGACTATGAAAAGCTTGCCACAGAGGTGAGAGCCAGAGGAAAGACTAACGGCTGGCTGTCTGTGCAGATAGCAAAAGACCGAGGATATATAACAAAACTCAAAGACAAGGCAGAAATCCCGGAGAATGTAGAAAACCTAATCTGCATGGTACTGGGAGTGGAAAAGGGAACTTACATCCTGCCGGAGCCAAAAGAGGAGTCGAAGCCACAGGGAGAGATAATCGTGCTGAATAATCTGCACAAGGATATCCGGGCCATGCGTGAAGCAGTGTCCGAGATAGCAGAGAACCAGGAAAGAATCTGGAACAAACTTAACACCCATACAATCCAGTTGGAAAGGATTAAGGAATACACAAAGGTTCTGGAAAGAGATGGACATGAGCGTGCAGTGGACTTTCTAAAATCGGCACTGGCAGACGGGAAAGTGAGCGGTGAGGAAATCCTTTTGCGAGCGGACTCTGTAGGGATTAAGCGAGCGGACTTGAACAAGGCTAAGAACACAGTCGGGATTGACACATCAGTAACGGGATACGGGAAGAACCAGAAAACATGGTGGTTTATCCCAAAGTAAGGAGGAAAAATGGCACAGGAGAGTAAATATAGTTTTGGCGGCACCAGAAAGACATCTGGCGGATTTAAGCCGGGGAACATGAACAAATTTATCTTTGCTGGGACGAAGCGCAAACGGAAAG